ATGCATAAAGATAAAAAGATTCATGTTAATACGCGGAAGTCTAATTTTGATTGGATGGGTTTATATGCGACAACCCTCTTTGTATTGGGTGCTGTTGCAGGAACGTATTTGGCATTTAAGTAAGAGGTAACCATGGCAGGCCTAACAGCAAAACAACAAAGGTTTGTCGATGAGTATTTGATAGACCTCAACGCAACACAAGCAGCGATTCGAGCTGGGTATAGCGAAAAGACAGCTTATTCAGTTGGGCATGAAAACCTGAAGAAACCTGAAATCCAGAAAGCCATTCAAGAAGCTCAAAACAAACGGGCGGAGCGAACTGAGATAACTCAGGATATGGTTTTACAGGAATTAGCTAAAATTGGTTTTAGTAATATGCTTGATTACATGACTATCACCAAAGATGGCGACCTTGTTTCTGACTTCTCAACTTTAACTCGTGATCAAGCAGCAGCGATTAGCGAGGTCACAGTAGAGACGTACATGGATGGCCGTGGAGAGGATGCTGAAGAAGTAAAGCGTATTAAGTTTAAGTTATCTGATAAGCGCGCAGCACTGGTAGATATGGGTCGTCATTTAGGAATGTTCAAAGACAAGATTGAACATGATGTATCAGACCCATTAAAAGAACTCTTACAACGTGCAAGCGGAAACACACTAAAACCGAAGGAATAAACCATGACACCAGATGAGCTTGAAAAAAACTTGTCTGATCCATGGTGGCGACTGACAAGTGGGTTTTTATATCAAATCCTGATTAAGGGTGATGAGGAGTCGGAGGGGCTTAAAGCTCCATTCATTCCTAATGAACATCAAATCGATTTCATTGAAAACCTGTGGTATCGAAACATTATCTTAAAAGCGCGTCAGCTTGGCTTTACCACAATGATTGCAATCTATTACTTGGATTGCTGTTTGTTTGGTAAGGGCGACACTCGTGCAGGGATGATTGCTCAGGATAAGTATGCAGCAGATAAGCTTTTCCGAGATAAGGTTAAGTTTGCGTATGACAATTTACCTCCTGAGATCAAAGCTCGCTTTCCATTATCGAGAGATAGTGCCAGTGAGCTGCTGTTTGCACACAACAACAGTTCAATCACCGTGGGCACGTCGATGCGTTCTGGTACTTTGCAGTATTTGCATGTATCAGAGTTTGGGAAGATTTGTGCCAAGTTCCCTGATAAAGCCAAAGAGGTTCTAACAGGCTCTATTCCTGCGGTTGCTCCAAATGGAATTGTGGTCATTGAATCTACGGCTGAGGGTGACGAAGGGGCTTTTTTCAATATGTCTGAAACAGCTCGAAATAAGAAAGAGGCAGGCGCAGACCTAAGCAAGAAAGATTACAGATTTCACTTCTACCCATGGCATGGCGCTCAAGAATATCGCCTTGATGCTGAAATTCACATCACGGACAAAGAGCATGAATACTTTGATCGCATAGAACAAGAATGCGGAATCAAGATTGATCAGGCTCAGCGTTGCTGGTACATCGCAACTCGTGACAATGACTTTCAAGGCTCATCTGAATTGATGTGGCAGGAATACCCATCCACACCACAGGAAGCATTCAAGAAGTCTAAAGAGGGTTGCTGGTATACAGAGCAATTTATCAAGGTTCGCAGAGAAGGGCGCATTTGCTCAATACCAATTCGCACAGATGTTCCAGTCAATACTTTTTGGGACATTGGCAACTCAGATGGCACAGCTATTTGGTTTCATCAGAGAGTGGGCTTGCAAGACTTGTTTATTGATTTTGATGAGGGTTGGGGTGAACCATACGAGTACTTTACCAAGCGTATGCAGGCCAAAGGTTATTTGTGGGGTAAACACTATTTACCTCATGATGGTGCTCATGCTCGACAAGGGCAAAGTCAAAACCTTTCACCTCAACAGATGCTTCAAAAGTTGGGGTTGCAGAATGTGCAGATTGTACCTCGTGTTTCTGAGCTTCTTCATGGTATCAATAAAACACGTGATGCTCTCATGAATGACGTTTGGTTTGATGCGGATCGATGCAAGAAAGGTCTACAGCACATGGAAAATTACACACGAAAGTTTAATTCACATGCGCAGACTTATACGAGCGAGCCAGTCAAGACAGATGGGCACTCAGAAGCATCAGACGCATTTAGGCAATTTGCACAGATAAGAGAAAAGGTTGGTCAGGTGCAAAGATCAGCTCCACCTCAACCACGACAACGTTCATCTTGGATGGGATAACATGGCAGAAGATAAAGAAAATCAAGATATCCTTGAAGCGGCTAAGAAGTTTCGTGATGATGCGCAAGATTATTGGCAAAAGATTTATGAACAAGGTCTTGATGATAAGAAGTTTGTGACGATTGAGGGCGCTCAGTGGTCTGAAAAAGCATATGCCAAGCGAACCGCAGAAGGTAAACCAACGTTAGAGATCAACCTAGTTCGCGCATACGTGCAACAACAGATCAATACGATGCGTCAGAATAGACCGCAGGCGAAAGTTGTTCCTGTGGATTCTGGCGCTGATCCTGAAACAGCAAAAGTGCTTGAGGGTTTGATCAAGGATGTCGAGGAAAGTTCAAATTTTGAAGATGCTCTCGATGTGGCAGCAGCCAATCAGGTGCATTCGGCAATTGGCTTTTATCGTATTGTCACAGATTACATTAATGAGAAATCATTCAATCAAGAGCCACGCTTTAAAACCATCCCGAATCCTCAAGCAGTATTAATCGATCCACTGTCGAAGGAGCTTGACGGCTCAGACATGGGGCGAGCTTTAGTCTGTGAGTGGGTGGATAAAAATCAGGTTGAGAAAGAATACGGCAAAGATTCAATCTCTGATTTTGAGATGGACAACAACTCCGACTGGAACAACACTACCGACAAAACTGTATGTGTGGCCGAATACTTTTACAAAGATGAAGTTGCAGACACGCTATGTCGCTTGGTTGATGGCTCTATTGAGTTTAAGTCGGTGTTGCTTGATCAGTTCACAGAAGATGAATTGAGCGAGCTTATTGATATTGAGCGACCATCATCACGCACTGAAATTAAGTGGGCGAAAGTTACAGGCTGTAAAGTTTTAGAAACTGGTGTGTTCCCTGGTCAATACATTCCAATCTTTCCTGTTTATGGTGAGGTGACATGGGTTGAGAATGAGCGTCATGTTTTCTCATTGGTTCACTTTGCAAAAGATGCACAGCGACTCTTCAACTATTGGAAGTCTACTGAAGCGCATATTTTGCAGAAGAATCAGGATGATGTTCTTGCTGTAGATGACAGGTCAATTGAAGGCTTTGAAGATGAGTGGAACAACCCAAGCAAGTATGGTTACAGCCGTTATCGAGCTACCGATGAAAATGGCCATCAAATACCATATCCAGTTCGTCTTGGTGCTGCGGTTCCGCCTGTTGGCATTCTTAACGCATCTGAATCAGCAAAAGGCTTAATCCCTGACATTCTAAACATGCATGCACCTCAGATGGGGCAAGATGTAAATCAACAGTCAGGTCGTGCGATTGGCTTGCTTCAACGTCAATCTGATACGGCTCAATTTCACTTTCAGGACAACTTAAACAAAACGATTCGTCATTCAGCACGTGTTTTGATTGGCTTATTCCCGATTCTTTATGACACAGAAATGGTGCGTCGCATTGTGGGTGTGGATGGTGATAGCGAGTTGGTGCGTTTGAATGCTGAACCAAAGACAGAGGATGAACAATCACGTGCAATCAACGGCATTTTAAACGATATGTCGGTAGGTCGTTTTGATGTGCGCATGGATACTGGTCCAAGCTTCAATACTCAGCGTGAACAGTCATTTGCACTCATGATGCAGCTTGTACAAAGCAACCCTAATTTGTTCAACCTTGTTGCTGATTTGATCGTGATTAACTCACCACTACTGAACGCTAAGGAAATTGCAGAGCGTGTGAAAATGCTCGTACCACCTCAAGCAATCGGTAAGGAGAAGATTGATCCAGCACAAGCTAAAGCTCAAATCGCTCAACTTGACCAAGTGATCCAGAAGCAAGTTCAAGATATTGAGGCTCTCCAGCAGCAATTGAATGACAAGAATGCTCAAATGAATCTTGAGGTATTCAAAGCTGAACTTGAGAAAGAAAAGGCTATTCAGGTTGCACAGATACAAGCCGCGAGTCGTGCCGATGTGGAAGAGCTCAAGGGCGTGATTGAGATGTTTAAGCAGCAAATGAATTTAAGCCAAGCACCTCAAGGTTGGATTCAAAACGGTGATGGTGTTGAGAATTATCAGCCCAAAACACAGCAAACTTATTCGCAGGATATTCAGGACGATCCACCTGATAACCTGACGCAACAGACAATTCAAGATCCTGCCATTGAGCAGGATTTTTTATTGCCTGAAGAAATGGATCAACAAAACTTCGCTCCTGAGCTTAGCCAACTCGGGGACAGCGCAATGGCTACTGATGGGATGCTTCCATCACTTCAAAATGGTGAAGAACAATGACAGTTGAAAATGAAACTCCAGACAGCGTTGACACAGCCGCAACGGAAAATACAGGCACAGAAGGTCTAGAGAATCAGGAGCAGCAAGAGGAACAAGCAGCTCAGCAAGAGGGTGAAGAAGGCAAGGAGGGTAAACAACCCAATGAGCCAGAAAAACCCAAGAAATCACGCGCACAAGAGCGAATCGAGCAATTGGCACGTGAAAATGCAGAACTGCGACGGCAACAAGCGCAACAGCAAGCACAGACCAAACAGTCTGACTTAAAGCGCCCTGTTATTGATGACTTTGAAGATTTCTCGAAATACGAGGAAGCGCTCGAAGATTATCACGCAGCGAAAGCTGAGGAACGTGTTTTGGCTCGACTTAATGAGCGTGAAAGCCAAAAGGCAGCAAGCTCTCAAGAGGTCGAAATCCAAACAGCAATTGTTGAGCTCGAAGAAGAAGGTATTGACTTCAATTCGTATGTTCAGAAGGCAAATGAATTGCCTGAATTGCCAATTCAGCTTGATCAATTTGGGCTTTCTACAGTCGAAACATTACGACTTGCAAAAGACCTGCTTGATGATGAAGACACTTATCTCGCTATCTCGCAAATGAACCCGGTTCAAGCGGCAGTGAAGATTGGTCAAATCATCGAAGGTCGCAAAACCAAAACTGCTCCACCTGTCACTAAGGCTCCAAAACCAATTAAACCAGTAAATGGAAATGCATCAGCAGCTCGATCAACTGAAAGCATGTCTGATAACGAATTTTTAAAATCACGAGGCTTGTAATATATGGCTAATAAAGTATTAACGCATTCAATGATTGCTAAAGAAGCAGCAGCAATGCTTCTAGAAAAATCAGTATTCATTCGCTCAATTAATCGTGAGCGTGAAAAAGACATCCGAAAAGAAGTGGATGGCTATAAGAAGGGTGGGAAAGTCACCATTCGCATTCCACCAGTGCCAGTGGTGACTGATGGCAATGTGCTTAACCAAAGCGATCAAAACATCAATGCTCAAGAGCAAGAAGTAGTTTTGCAGGTTGATACACATAAACACGTTGGTTTGCAATTTGGTGTGTATGAGCGCGAGCTTGAATTGGCAGACTATAAAGAGCGTTTCTTAAAGCCTGCGGTCAACTCCTTGGCATCTGTTGTTGATGCTGACATCCTGAAAAAAGCAATTATCACTGTAAACAACTTCACTTTGTATGGTTCAAGCGAACCACATCCGCTGGCACCTTTTGGTCGTGCTCGTTCCGCAATGAACCGCGCCTTATCGCCTAATTCTGATCGTAAAGTCATTATCTCAAGCGATTTGACAAACGATATCGTGGACACTAGCGGCACACTATTCAATCCAAATACTGAAATCGCAAAGCAGTACAAAGAAGGCTATATCGGGCGTGCTCGTGGTTTTGATTTTTTTGAATCTGAACATATTTGGTCGCTAACAGTTGGTCAAGTTGCTGGCATGACTGTAAATGGTGCTGGACAAACAGGTAACGTGCTTGCGGTTACAGGCTTAACCAATGGCGATGTGATTGAAGCTGGTCAAGTGTTTACGATCCCGGGTGTGTATGTGCTTCACCCTTTAACACGCCAACCAACAAGCCACTTAATGCAGTTTGTTGTATTGGAAAAAGTAACGGCTGGCGGTGCAACAGCAGTCCTCAAGATCTATCCTGAAATTACTCCAGATAAAGTCGCCACTGTTCGTCAAGCCAATGCAACAGTTGACGCAAGCCCTGCTACTGGTTCGGTATTGCAATTTGTTGGTACAGAAGGCGATTTGATCGAGCAAGCATTAGCGTACGATCCGCATGCATTTGCGGCAGCATTTGTGCCGATTGGTGTAATTCCTAACGCTGAAGGCTATATGTTCAAATCAGATGCCTTTGCATTAACCATTCAAACTGGCGGTGATATTCAAACCTTGAATACAGATACTCGTCTTGATGTCTTGTACGGTTTTGCAACTGTTCGTGGCAATCATGCATCACGGATCGGAAAAATCCGCGCTTAACAGTAAAACCCAATGACAACAAAGCCCCTTAATTGGGGCGTTGTCATTTCTGGAGTAATGAAAATTGAATCAATTTCCTAAGATGCTCTACAAGGGCACGCAAAAAAAATATCAATCGCAAATCGCTGATCATGCCGAGCACGAAGATGTGCTACGTGAAGAAGGTTGGCTTGAATATGGTGAATTACCTGAAAGTGAACCTGAAATGAAATACGCATCAGGTGTTGGTGTGTCAAGTGGAAGTAAGACCCAAGATATTGACCTTTCTGCATTCGTACCAGTTGAGCAGTTTGATGCTGTAGCGGAAAAACTCTCTCAATCGGAAGCTGAAGTAACTCGACTAAAAGAAGTCATTGCAAAAGGCATGGAAGAAAACGAGCAATTGCGTAACCGCATTGCTGAACTTGAAGCGCCTGTTTCAATGGAAGCAGCAAGCGAACCAGTCCAAGCTGAACAACCGGTCGATTACAACTCCATGACCGCCGATCAATTACGCGCACTGCTTGATGAAAAAGAAATTAAGTATTTAGCGCGTGATAACAAAGACACCCTGATTGCCCTATTAACCCAACCAACTAAAACGGAAGAATAACAAATGTCTAAAAAATTAATCGCATTATCAATGGTTGCATTTATTGGCACCAAATCTGTATTAGCAGCACCAATGACACGCCAAGAATACAATGATTATCGTGGTTGGCAACTTCCTGAAGATGAGTCGCATTTGGCTAACGAGCAAGGCTACTTGGTTGAATATGTGGATGGTGGTCGATCAAATCATGAAAATCATGCTGGCTATATTTCATGGTCGCCTAAAGATGTGTTTGAAAAGTCTTATCATCAATCTCAAACACCACAAGATCGCGTGCGCTTAGAGCAGCGTGAATTAAAAGAACGCCTAGATAAGCTGATTGAATTCTTACAAAAAGGTAAGCCTGAATTTATCGATGATAAAGGCTGGGCGCTTCTCAATGAACAAGCTGATGCAATGAATTGGTATTACACCATTCTTGGCACGCGCCTAGAAATGTTTTAAGGAACTACCATGAACGTCAGCACATTAATCGAATTGGCAATGAAACAGCTTGGCACCTTGGCAGCAGGTGAAAATGCAAATGCGAATGAAGTTGCTGACGCGGTGATTTCATTGCGTGGCTTACTCGCGCAGTGGGCTACAAGTCGGCTGTATGTTTATAAAGTGCAGCCGATCACTCTGAATTTAACAGGTGTAGGCACTTACACGCTGAGCCAAGAAATTCAATCCCTATCGGATATTGCCAAGCTCGATGACGAACCTATCAACCTGATTCGGGATCTAAACAACACAGGCAATTACATCCCTGTGATTTATACAGAGCAGTTGCCGTATTGGTCATTTAAAGTCTTGGTTGATGCTAAGAAGCTTGAGCTTAAAACCTATGTGCTCCCGACAACATTGCAAGACACAGATGAGCTTGAGTTGCCAGCCAAATATGAACGTCCTTTGATTTTGTCTCTGGCACTTGAGATTGCCCCAATGTTTGGTACAGAACCAAGCGCATTACTTCTAAAGAACCAAGCCAATGCAATTGATTTACTGAAGCGCAGTAATTCGGTGCCAGCGTATACAAAGAATGACTTACCTGTGGGGGTGGGATGTGGGCGGTATTATTGATATTCCTATCGTCGGTCAGTCATACCATTTGAAAGACTGGTCCATTGATTGCCAACGTACCTTAAATTTGTACCCTCAAGCTGTTGAGAGTGGCAATGCTCCGCAAGTATCAGCATTACTACCCACTGAGGGCTTAAAGCTGAAATACACGCTCTCAGGTGCAATTCGTGGGCTGTATGCTCTATCTGATCGAGTTTTGGTTGTGGCGGGTACTACGCTGCATGTTATTCAAAATGGCGTAACAACCTCAATTGGCACAATTACTGGCACGGATTTAGTCACTTTTGCTGATGATTCTATTCAAGTGATGATTGCAGCAGAGAATGCTTATAAATATGTGATTGAAACAGGCGTGCTTTCACAATTGGCTGTAGATGATGGGGTGAATGACACTGGGTTTTTTGGTGCAAGCTCTGTCACTTTCCTTGATTCTCGCTTTATTTGGACAGTCCCGAATTCTGGGCGTATTCAGTGGTCCAAGCTGCTCAGCACAGATACAACGGCATTAAGTTTTGCCACAGCAGAGGCTAAATCAGATGACCTTGTGCGTGTGATTGCATCGAACGGTCAACTTTGGCTCATTGGTAAGAAAACCACTGAGATTTGGAACTCTACAGGTGCTCAGGATTTACCATACCAACGTCAATCAGGTGCTTATATCCCTGTCGGTTGCGTTGCCAAAAACTCGATAGTGGTATTTGGATCAAGCCTTGTTTGGTTGGCTCAGACTGAACACGGTGCCAATCAGATCATGATGATGAATGGTTATCAACCTGATCGAATCAGCAATCATGCGATTGAAACAGCTTTAGCAAACTACACACGTACTGACGATGCTTATGCATTCTCATATCAGAACAATGGCCATAGTTTTTACATCATCTCGTTCCCGACTGATATGAAAACTTGGTGCTTTGATGCGACTACAAATATGTGGCATGAGCGCAGTTTTTATAACGCAGATGAATCACAACATGAACACCATCGAGCGCAATGTCATTGCTTTTTTGAAGGCGAACATTTGGTGGGTGATCGAGCAAATGGCAAGGTCTATAAGCTTGATCAAAACGAAGAAACCGACGATGGCGCAACGATTGTGCGAGAGCGAACAGCACCATGTGTTAGCCCACAAGCCACGCGCTTAATTTTTGATGAAGTTGAGTTGATTTGTCAGGTCGGCCAGCCAACCAACACAAAACCCCAAGTCATGCTTGATTGGTCTGATGATCGCGGCAAAACATGGTCCAATGACCGCCTAGCAGAATTAGCCAATGATATTGGTGCAATTGGTGAATATGAAAAGCGTGTCATTTTCCGTCGTCTAGGGCAGTCGTTTGGTCGAGTTTTTCGTGTTCGTATGACTGATGCAGGGCGTTTGGTGATTACAGGTGCTAAGGCGAAGGTGAGAACATGATAATCCCAAAAGTAAATCAGGTGCCGATTCGCCAAGCTATGTATGTGGATGGGCAATTGCACCAGGTATGGATTGCATTCTTTGAAAAAGTTGCATCAGTGGTAGATGAGACTGGTGTTTATGCCTTGGCTGAGATGAATCAAGGCATTGTGGACAATGGCAATGCTATCTCAATTATCAATAGCAACATTGTCGATATAAATGCCTCGTTAGACACGCTATTTACCGCGATTGACTCAATCAATTCTGACATCGCGGGATTGCAAGGCGATGTATCCACAATCAACTCACAGTTATCAACAATCAATGGTCAAATCACTGCGATTCAAAACAGTATCACTACCATTAATTTAAACATCACGGCATTGCAGTCGAGCGTTACTGCGAATACGTCCGATATTACAACACTAAACATCAATTACATAGATCTTGAAGCGCGAGTGGCGGCACTCGAAAGTGCTTAGCGTAAGGCGTGAAAAGTGGCTTGATTGCATAGATCAGATCATGCCGCTTTGCCAACAAGTCTTTGATCTTGAAGAAGCGCGTTTCACTGGCCTGCCATTAGAATTTGACACAGATCTATATCAGCAGTCCGAAGATGCAGATTACTTTCACTGCCTTGTGATGCGTAAAAATGACAAGCCTATTGGCTTTCACTGGATTGTGGTCACACCAATGGAGCGCCACAAAGGTAAGCATCACGCACATACGGATGCCATCTTTGTTGATCCTGAATACCGCAAGCACTCACAAGCTTTAATTGAGTTTTCGGAGCAATACATTAAAGAGCGCGCTGATTTTTGGACGTTGGCTAATTTGGGCGTGAATGACCGTCAAATCATGTGGCAGCGAAAAGGCTTCAAGCCAATTGAAACAATCATGTTTAAAAAATTATGAGGTGAACCATGTCATTTGTAAGCAAGGCTATCGGTTCGATTACTGGTGCCAATAAACAAGCGAAAGCGGCACAGCAGGCAGCAAACACACAAGCCGCTGCAACAGACCGCGCATCCGAAGTACAAAAGGAAATGTACAACCAAACCCGAGAGGATTTGGCACCATATACACAGGCAGGGAATAAAGCAACCACTGGGATGATGAACCTACTTGGCTTGGGCACAGGTAGTTCAGCAGATGCATTAGCGCAGGATCCAAGTTACCAATTCCGATTAAATCAAGGATTGGAAGGAGTGCAGTCAAGTGCAGCAGCTGGCGGTGGACTGCTGTCAGGTGCGACTTTAAAGGCGCTGAATAACTATGCCCAAGATCAAGCAAGCCAAGAATACAGCAATGCTTTTAACCGCCTTTATGGTGTTTCTTCTCTTGGACAGAATGCAGCGGCTCAAGTGGGTAATACAGGGACAAGTGTTGCTCAATCAATCGCAAACAACACTATGGCAGGCGCTAATGCCATGGCAGCAGGGCAAGTTGCAGCAGGCAACCGTACAGCAAACAATTTTGGAGCTGCGCTTAATGTCGCCAATGTAGCTTCCAAGTTCTTCAGTCCAATTTGAGGTGAATCATGATTGATCCAAGTATCATTACTCGTGGCGCTGAAATGGCACAGCGTCAACAGCAGCAAAACTTTGATGCTATGGCTGACTTAAGCGGAAATTTTGGGCGCTTAGTATTAGGTCGCAGACTAAATACATTGAGTCAGCTTAAAAACCCAGAAGAGCGTCAAGCTTTTGCTAATAACTCTGTTTTCGCCCCATATTTGAATGCACAAATTAAGGCGGATGATGCGGCGGCAGTGAAAGCGAAGCAGGATGCACTAAAATTTGATGCGGACTTGTATAACACCTATGCGCAAGGTAAAGAACGATTTGCCAATGCAGACAAGAATTCTGCGGATGCAGGCAAGACCACTCAAGAAACTGGTGGAAATCGCTACAACCTAGGGCAAGGTGTATGGATGGCGGTAGCAAGCAGCGGCAGTCCTGATGCAGGTAAAGCAATTTTGAATCGTCAATTATCAACAGGTGCAATTGATCAGGCGACATTTGATTCGCTTAATAGTCAACTTGACGGATTGACAGGTCAAGCACCAAGTGAGATTCAAAAGCTTGCGTTTAATCAAGCTAAAGCAATGCTTGATCCTAAATACAACTTCCAAACTAAGGATAATGAAGCGACAACCAATGCAACACTCAATGGTCAGCAGCTTGATTACAAACTTGGTCAGCAACAGCTAACTCAGGATGATCAACAGTTTAGCGAAACAATGGATTTCAATAAGTCACAAACATCAGCGTTATTTACAGCTCAACAGCAAGATATTAAGAATGGAAAAGCAAAATTAATAGATATTAATGGCGCAACATACCTTGATTACGGTGATGGTCGCGGGGAGATTTACGTCGACAAAAATGGTCAACCAATGAAGTCAGCAAAAGATCTCACAAATAAAGCTGAGACACCAGAGCAAAAAATGTCGCGGGTAGATAATGCATACAACTCAGCGGATGCTGCGAAAGCCGCAGCACGAGCGTCTCAAGATGCTGCCAATCTTATTAATGATCCTGGATTGTATTGGGGGACTGGTGCTACTAGCTACATGGGTGGTGTGCCTGGAACTGATGCAAAAGCATTTCACTCAAAACTAGAAAACCTAAAAGCACAGGTTTTCCTACCAACCGTCAAGGCTCTTCAGGGTATGGGGGCGCTTTCAAATGCTGAGGGTGAGAAAATTGCAGCAGCCGTTGCAAACTTAGATCCAAAGCTTGGTCCAGATGAAATGAAAAAACAGTTAGCTGTTTTGGCAAGGCAAATGAGTGATGCAGCAGTTACGGCTAAAAATAAAACCCTGAATTACGCTAGTCGTGGAGGAACTATCCCTATCAACACAAGCCCACAAGGCTCCAATGCAGCGCAAGGGAACCCATCTAATGCAGGTGAAATAAGCCAAGCGCAATCTCAAGGTTTCCAAATGCTGCTCAGAAAGCACACTACAAATTGATTGTATGATATAAAACCCTCATAACAATGGGGGATTTATAATGTTTATTGGTATAGGTGGTTTGTTTTTAATAGCGATTGCATGGTGGTTTATATGGAGCAAGCTTTGCGACATCGAGCAAAAACTATTTAGAATGCATGATGAGGTTGGTTTATCACTAAAGCAAATTGAGAGCGATCTAGATAGAATCGAAAAAAGACTTAACAACCAAGAAAACAAATCATGAAAAAAATAATTTTAATCACAAGCCTACTGGTATCAAGTTTTAGTTTTGGTGCGGATTGGGTATTCATAGCCGAGGCTACTGATGTAGACCAAGACTATTATGTTGATGTTAGTTCGTACTCATATAACAAGACAACTGATAAAGCTAAGATCTGGTATAAACGTAATGTTTTTAGCGGGTCAAAAGAGTATACCGACACAAAAACTTTGGTTGAGTATGATTGTGGGCAGAAAAAGGAGAGATACCTTGCGCAATCTACCTACAATATTGATGGATATGCACTTTCAAATATAGATAGCCCCAGCACATCGAGATTTATAGCTCCAGATACAGTGGGAGATGCGCTCTGGGAGGCGGCCTGCAAGGTGAAAGGATCTGTTTACAACGCTAAAAAACCAAATTTTGTAAATATGGAGCGAATTAAAAAAGCCCAGTTAGATCATGAACATACTCAGAAAGTTAATTAGCTAAATAAACCACCTTCTGGTGGTTTTTTAATGCCTAGAGGAAATGCCATGGCGAAATTATCACAGCTTCAACAGGCGTATCAAAACCCAAACATGCGCAAGTTTCTTGATTTTATCGCGCAGGCAGAGGGTGTAAAGCATGGCTATAACACCATGTTTGGGAATGAGCGATTTGGAAATTTAGGTGCTCACCCGAATGTTAAAAAAGCATTTAGACAAACCGATGGAAAGACGAACTACACAACAGCAGCAGGACGTTACCAGTTCTTAAAAGGCACATGGGACAACCTTGCCAATCAATACGGTTTCAAGGATTTCTCACCTCGTGCGCAAGACTTGGGTGCGATTGCGTTGATCTCTGGCCGTGGCGCTCTAGATGATGTGCTCAATGGTAATTATCAGTCAGCTATAGGAAAGCTAGGTAGTGAGTGGGCTTCCTTACCATCATCAAAATATAAGCAGGGTAAGCGATCTTGGGAGTTTGCCAACGAGCGTTTAGGTGGTGGTGTTCAGAAGCACCCCGAGCTTAAAAGACAATTTGTTGATTTGAACGAATTGCGCAACGAAAAACCACTTCAACGCCAGTATGTCAATCTGGATGAGCTAAGAGGTCAGCAACCACAACCTGAGCTTAAAAGACAATTTGTTGACTTAAACGCACTCAGAAACCAAGAGGTATAAAATGACTCAATCAGGTAAATTGGATGTAAATGGCTTGGTTGCTGATGCTAAAAAGCTCGGCATGACTGATCAGCAAATTTATAGTGAACTCCAAAAAACACAGCAATTTTCAGCAATCACTAAAGAGGCAAAAGGCTCTCTCCGCATGTCTGATGCACAAATTGCTAGTCAGTTTGGTCTAAATATCTCCGCACCGCCAGCAGCAACCAAGCCTCAGAAAGATCTAGGAACTCAGCCAACAATGACATTCCAAGCCGAGGCCCCAAGCCCACTGGTTAAAGTTGGTCATGGTGCTGCCAAGGCATGGGGCGGCATCATGCAAGGTATTCACAAGGTTGGTGATACTGTGCAGAGCGCTGCAAATGACACCTTTGGAACCAATTTCAATACTGGTGAATATAAGAAATTCACAGAGGGTATGAAAGAGGGTGAGCGACTTTATCAAAAAGGTCGTGCTGATAATGGTCAAACTGGCTTTGATGGCTGGTCGTTTCTTGGTGAGTTGGGTGCTGGCGCTCCAGCAGGGTTGGCTGGTACTGGAAGAACTCTATTAGGCGCTGGTGTGCGGGGTGCGATTGGTGGTGCAGGCATTGGTGCTGCTCAGTTTGCAGAAGATGGTGGTCAGCGGTTAAAAAACACAGGTGCAGGGGCATTGGGTGGATTAATCGGTGGCGCAGCAGGTAAGAGTCTGGAAAGAGTTGTAAGTAAAGCTGTCAATGCTAAAAAAGGTAACTATAAGCCAGAGGTTAAAGAGGTATTAGATCAAGGCGCTAAACATAATGTTCGAGTGTCTGCTGGCGATGCAACGCAAAATCCAGCAATTTCAAAGACTGAAGTCTTGATGGAGCAGGTACCAGTAGTTGGTACAGCAGGATTCCGCAAGGCACAACAGACAGAGGCTGAAGTGGCAGCTCACAAGGTGGTTGATGCCTTGCACCAAAAACTCAGCGATGTGGATTATAAGAGTTTAAATAAAATTCAAGCTGCCGCAAGCAATGGAGATAAGAATGCGATGCGCATCATGGGTGTTGTGAATAATGCAGGTGATGATGCGGGTAAGATTCTTCAGGCTTCGGCAGAAATTAAGAATTGGCGAGGTCAGCAAATTGCTTCTCAAATGTTTGACCGCGTAAATCAGATTGCAGGACAAAACAAAGTCACTCCAAATAAGACCATCCAGGCAATTGATGATGTGATTGCTAGTGATTCTAAGGTTGTGCCAAATACAGAGATGCTGAAAGAGATTGGTGGAATTCAACAGAAGTTGACTGACCCAATTGTCAACACAAGCTTTAGAGAGATGCAAGCAGCACGATCTAGGCTTGGTGAATTGGTGGATGAGTGGGGGCGACAAGGTAAGAGTACATCAGCTTTAACCAAAATACGCACAGCAATTGATAGTGACTTAGCAGACTTTGCTAATAACTCAGGCAATCAATCGCTTATGCGTGAATATAAACGCGCAAATCTATTCTACAAACAACTTCAAGGGGGTAAGGATAAAGCATTGGCAAATTCAATGCGCAGCCAAACTCCTGATGAAATCTACAATCAATTTGTGAAAGTTGGGAAAGGCGATCGAGCTGCTAATTTTTACAAAAGCCTTGATCCAAAGGGGCAGGCAGCATTGCGTTATGAGATGGCAAATCAAGCCATTATTAAAGCAAGCAAGGCAAAAGATGTCTTTAGCCCTGCGACGTTTGCGCATGAATTCGAACGGCTTAATGCACCATATTCTCAAATCTTTACGGGCAATCACAAGGCTGAAATGGATGGTTTCGTGAAGTTAATGCGACACGTGGAGCGTGCAGGTCAGTTCGCTGAGAATCCGCCTACTGGAAACCGATTAGTTCCATTATTAATTGGTGGCGCGGCAGCATCTAATATACCACTAGCGATGAAAGCTGCTACAGCATCTGCAATAGCTAAAGCCTTATTCACGACAAGCGCAGGGAAAAGAATCCTTTTAGCGTCAAAAGACCTCCCGCCAAATTCACCAAAGCTTGCCAACTTACTAAAGCAAGCTGAGAAATTGGCGACTGTAGCGGGAGCAAGCTCCGCTCAATAAGGAGTCCAATATGCTCTACCAAGTCGCAGTACCAATCATTCAGCCGCGTATGCGGTTTTTTGATGCCGACGGAAAACCACTGGTCGGTGGCAAAGTTTACTCATTTAAGGTGGGAACTGAGCTATTTAAACCAACTTACCGTGATGCACAAAAGACCGCGCTGAATACCAATCCCATTGTTTTAGACAGTGATGGTAGCGCCTTAATTTATCTCAGTGGCGCTCATGTCTTAAAGGTCTATGACAAAAATGGCAATTTCATAGAAGAACGGTATTTACCTGAAACTCAGATGAAAACCCAGTTTTTTGACAAGCTGGGCGTTCCACTGAAGAACGGTAAAGTTTGGACCTATGATATTTCCTCAACCATTAAAAAGACTTCATATGCGAATGCTGATAAGAATCAGCCGAATGCCAATCCGGTAGTTTTGGATGCTGAAGGCTGGGCTTCAATCAGTATGATCGGGTCGTATCGACTGAGATCGTATAACGAGAAAGGCGTATCAACTGGTGATCAGGATTTTAAACGTCCCGCAGCTAAAGCGCTGACGAGTAAGGTTTATCCGGTTTATTTTGTTGAGGGTGTTACAGGTAATCCTAGTATAAATTCATCCATGTTAGCGCAAATGCCTACGATGTATGAACAAATTGCTTCTACTTGGCTTATATCGTCAGCACAACTAATTGAATCACTTAATAACTTTAACCTTAATGAAAACTTTAGGGCGGCTGGAGTAATCGCAAATGCATCTCTTATTAATAACGATCCACCAAGTTTTAATGCAAAAGAAAACATAACAATTTCAGCTTCTCTTTTACCAGGATTCTTAAAGACTCTAGTTATCACGAACACAATGCAACCAGAAAATATATCTACCACCTATTCAATGATCGGCGCTCAATTTACAAACTAGAGGTTTATATGCAAGTTAAGATAACCCAGAAGATTGGGGCATTATTCAAGCTTATTGTGAGAAAACAATCAGATAATAGCATTGCAAGAGAATCTGAATTTTTTCACAATATTGTATTAGATACCGGTCTAGCTCGCATGTCGGCTGGCACTTGGATTGATCGGTGTTGTGTTGGATCGGGTAATAGCGTTCCTGTGGCAACACAAACAGCACTTGATAACTTTAGAGCCAGCACAACCAACCAAAATACAACATCCACATCAGTTAACACATCCACAACACCATACTATTTTTCAGCAAAAGTCACATGGCGTTTTCCAGTTGGAGCTGCTACCGGGAATATCTCAGAAGTTGGTATGGGGTGGAGTGATGCTAATTTGTGGAATCGTGCGCTAGTTAAAGATATTGGCGGCAACCCAACTACCATTACAGTTTTATCTGATGAGTATCTTGATGTTGTTTCGGAAATAAGGCTTTATCCAGAATTAAGCACATCTGGCACCTTCAACTTGCTTGACAAGTCGGGAGCAATAATCAATTCAATCTCATTCGCGGCTAGCCCATACATCGGGTCGGCAGCCATTAGTTTCTCTAAGGTTTCAGCGCTTGGGTTACAAATATATAGCGGAACAAAGAATGATGCTGTCAACTCCATCCCAAACTATCCTGATTTAGGTGCCGCTGGCAGCTTATCTGTTACATACCCAACAACAACATCAATGCAGGTTATTGCAACATGTGCAATAGGGGTCGCAACAGGGACACATCAGAGTTTATATTTCAGGCCATCAGGTATTGTGATGAATGGGCAGGGCGGGTATAAGTTTCAGCTTTCACCAACAATTACGAAAAATGCTTCACAATCTATGACTTATACAATTTTATTGTCATGGGGAAGATATACGCCATGATGCCTGAAAACACTCTTTCATCTAGCGCTATTTTTAGCGCTTTTTTAGTGCCCGATAAAGCTGAGCCATTGGTGGATTTTGAGTGGGGTGGTGTTGATTTACTTGATCCATCTCAAGGCTTAATGGTGAAAATATGGAAGTGTTTTTATCACGAAGGCTGGATTTGTATCACTGATGATGTGACCACTCATCAAATTATTCAGATCGCAAATGTAAAGAATGTGGCTCTTGCTTTTGACTTCAATATGCACCCAACAATTGCATATACAGTCGAAAATGAAGATAAGACTCGCAGTGCTTATTTGTACTGGTATGACACAGCATTAGGTGCTCAAACCACCACGCTTTACGGCCCAGATTATTTATTTCCACAACTTAGCTTAGATGACCATCGTCTTCACCAATCTGCCAACGCAGACATCATTTTTTCATACATCAAAAACAACAATCTTTACTATCGCCAACAGCGTGACCGGTTCACCATTGAGCGTCTACTTGAAAGCGGATTAAGTGAAGATGTAGAACTTCGACAAACTGGAATGAACACGAAAAACCGATTCCAGTGGCTTTTTTGGTAAATCAATTTTATGGCACCCGAAAGGGTGTTTTTCTTTTTAAGGGGGTTGGTGTGGATGAGCCAAGCGCTTCACTTTGGAAAAAATTAAATGAGGTTACAGATAAGCTGCAAAAGGTATCTGAGCAACTTATCGAAGCAAATGCGATTAACAAAGGGTATCACCAAGCTCTTGATCAGCAGCGCGTAAAAGTTGAAGCACTTGAACAGCAAAATCACCAAGCCCAAGGAGCAATCGCAATGCTTAGATGGGGCTTAGGTGTGGTTTTGAGTGTAGCCATCTCTGGTGGTGCATGGACCATCAATTCTATTAATCAACTCAAGCAAGATGTAGCGATTATGCAAAGTCATCGTGAGGAAAATAAATGAGTTACATTGAAGATAATCCACTTAAATTTTTATCCGTAAAGCTTCCAATTTGGGGAGCTTTTTTATTGGGTGTTATTCCTGTTTTGCTTCAGCAAGGCATGGATACGCAGCTTATCCCAACTCAATATCATGCTGTAATTTTATCTCTAATTTTGCCAGCACTTGGATATATTGGGAAAAAGAAATATCAGCCGGAATTGCATCCTGAACCAACCATTTTAGGCTTTGCTAGCATCCCATCTGATGCCATCACCTTTGATGAAGCTTTCCGAAGGCTAATTGGTCATGAAGGTGGTTACTCCAACGATAAACGAGATCCTGGTAACTGGACTGGTGGCCGAGTTGGAGTAGGTGAGTTAAAAGGCACTAAATTTGGTTTAGCTGCGAACACCTATCCAGCACTCGATATTAAAAACATTACGCTTGAGCAAGCCAAGAAAATCTATAAAACTGATTGGTGGGATAAATTAGGCGGTCATGGCCTGCATTCTGCTGTAGTCTTTCAGTTGTGGGACTTTGCAATTAACGCAGGAGTAAGTCGAGCGGTCAAAGAATTACAACAGGCGGTTGGTGTAAATGCTGATGGCGTGATTGGTCCTAAAACAATTGCAGCCACAAACGCCATGGATCTAAACGATGTCTTACTTACCTTGACTGCTGAACGATTGAAATTCTACACATCACTCAGCACGTTTAAAGAATATGGTAAAGGTTGGACTAATCGTGTTGCAGATAATTTGAAATATGCTGCGAAGGATAATTAAGAGAAAGCCCTCAGGTGAGGGTTAACTCCACACCCCACTCAGCACAATATAATTATTCTTCAAACCCAAAGGCCAACCAGCATCTTTATAGAATGGCTCACCGTGTTGTACCATGTATTCGATGTAGAAGTGGAGCCAGTTTTTCATTTAATCCAACCTATTTGCAATTTCACTTGCAGTTGCATTGTAGTAAACCATAAGGCTGCGTAAGTCTTTATGACCAATCATTCGCGCTAAATCTAAAACCTCGAGTTTTCTGGCCAAGCGCGTACAAGCCTCATGCCTTGAATCGTGGAAATGAAGATCAGGAATTTCACACCTGTCACGCAATTTACGCCACAATGCATCAAAACTACCATCATTCACAGTGATGACTTTCTTATCATCAATCCCTTTTAAAAATTGAAGTAACTCGACAGCACGTTTAGATAGTGGCACATGGCGCTTAGTACCATTCTTGGTTTCTTCGAGCGTCACATACCGGTCTTTCAAATGCACTCGATTCCATGTTAAAGCCCGGATCTCACCAGCACGCATAGCTGTCTCAATAGCCAATAAAAAACAGACCACGATTTGCTGTGTTGAATTGACTGGCTGAGCTTCATTCCAATCCGCAGCAAGGCACAATCGCTCAATCTCATCATCTTCAACACGACGATCTCGATGTGCAGGCGGTGGAGGCATCTTTAGATCATGCATAGGAGATTCATGCAGCCATTTCCATTCTCTACGCGCTACAGTAAATAATGCAGATATAAGGTTGCCTTCACGTCTTACAGTTGCAGGCTGAACTTGCTTTAGGCGATCATCACGCCAATAAACCATATCATCCGTGGTGATCTTAGCAATCTGCTTCCTGCATAGCGCAGGGTAATCACGCATGAAAGCTCGGAAACGTTTTATTTCAAAGTCACAGCCTTTACGCTTTGGGCTGACTTCGCTCATATATCTTTCAATGGCGTGATTTAATGTATAATCAGGAAGCTTTCCGCGTGATAACTCTCTTAATTCAGTTTCACGTTTAGATGCCCATGCGCGAGCCTGAGCCTTAGTATCGAATGTCGCACTTTCCCGAGTACCATTCACACTAAGCTCAACTCGCCAAGCATCGCCCCTTTGTCTATAAGAAGCCATGTATTAATCTCTAATTTGTGTTGGCGTAAATTTGGCGTAATCCAATTTAATAGAATAATAGGCAATAATGAGCAAACATGTAACTATCTTGATTCTAGTTGTATACTAAGCCAATAATAAGAAAGGAAAAATTAGATAAAATTAGAAAAGACGAGAAAACATTAAATCTCTGTTAGTGCCCGCTGAGCGCACCAATTTCCTGTTTTATCCCATCCGATCAAATCTTAAAATCATTAAAAATAAGTAACTTACATGATTGTGTTGTTTGATGCTGTCCGACGGTGTTTTAGGATACCGTAAAAAGATGCCTAAATTAGTGATCAGTCTAACCGACTCAAAAATTAAATCAGCAATATCAATGCAAAAGAAATCATTTGAAAAAAATATGAAGCTTTCAGATGGTGGTGGTCTTTATCTGTTATTAGATAAGAAAGGTAGAGCATATTGGCGTTTTGATTATGTTCGCCCAATTTTGAAGAAAAGAGCCACTATTGCTATTGGTATTTATCCGAGTTGTACATTATCCAATGCTCGTGCAAAACGAAGTGAGTTTAGAGAGCTACTTGCTCAAAATATTGATCCTTCAATTCAGAAGCAACGTGAAGACGAATCAAAGCAGATTCAAAAAAATACATTTAAATTAATAGCAGATGAATATCGAAAGACAGAAGAGCTTGAGCCAAGTACTCAGCGAAGGAATCAATTTGTTTGGGATAAGTTGTATGTGGCAATAGGAGGATATACCCCAGAGTTTAAAGATCAAGCGGTTAAATACTGATTACCGAACGTTGATATTCTGTAACTGATGTGGCTGTCGTTTAGGTATATCTTAGCTCACCATTTGTAAAGGTAGAGAAATAGCAATTAGAGCATTTAAAACTGGTTAGGATACTTGAAAAGTAAGACTATTAGATTCATAGATGCTGTGAAAATTTTGTGATTTTAATCAAAAAGATACAAATTATTATGATTGTAATTCTGACGTTTAGTGCCTAGTATTCCTCTTGAAGTTACTCCATGTAAGCTTCCTTGGTTTCATCCCATACACTTTTCAGTATGGGATTTTTTTTAATCTGAGGGTCGTATGAGC